CTCTCGATCATGTCATTAAGCGCCGTCTTCGGCGGAGCAATACGCGCATCATAGAGGATCTTCGTCTCACCGCGAAGCTTCCCCTCCTCCTGGTCGCACCACGCCTCGAACGTCGCCTCCGCGACGGACTCCTGGCCGGGAATCCACGCGTTGCACGTCTCCATGATCCGCGCACCAGTCTTGGCAGCGTTACGGCGCATAGTAGCCATCAGATCCGGGCCTCCCCTCGAGGGGACCCAGTGCTCGACCTCGTCGCCGACCATGAAGGAGACCTCAGCGCCCTCGAGTGTGTGAGCGGAGGACGTCACCTGTTCAAGCCGGCCCATCTCCGTCGTGTCAATGAATGTTTTCCCGATATCAAGGCCGTATTTCCTGGCGAACGGAGAGCCTTTCTTGCAGAAAGCACGCACCATACGCATAGTGTTGGCCGTCTGACGCTCCGACGTCGCCACAATTTGAACAAGCGGCATCACCATCGGCTTGCCGACGCAACCGCCGGGCACAGAATCATCGAAATCATCGAAAACGACAGGCCCCAGAAGCTCGGCGAGGGCCACCGCAGCCGCGAAAGGCGACTTACCGGAGCCCTTAGCAAGCCTACGAACCATGCGCCCGCAAGTGAACTCACCCGCAGCATTAACCTCATATGCGTGAAGCAAGAATTCCAGCTGCCCGGTAGTCGGTACGAACGGCTCACCCGCGTGAATACCATTCGGTTGCTTCAGATTATTAATCATCCACGCAGCGACGCCGTACCCGAGCGTCAGCTCGGGCTCATAATCCGGCATCGTCAGAAGCCGCTCACGCGGCGCCACCCTGGACCAATCCTGCTGAGCCCAATCCGCCAGCTCCATCTCCGAGGGCACCTCGAGGATGGGATCGGTGACGCTCAGGTCCTCCTCGGTGACCGGAGGCCCCACCATCGCCATCAAGAGCTCCTACGGCGGGAGCGCTCCTCCGCGAACCGTTGCATGAGAAGCACGCCGGCGGACTCGGAATCGTCCTCCTCCTCAGTACGGTCGATCTCCACGCCCGAGGAGCGACGATCCGACTCGGTCAGCATCAGCGATGCCATCATCTGCCGGATCGACGCCAGCAGCTGCGCGTTGCGACGAGGGGCAGCCTGGTACGCCGTCAGCTCGTCGCACACGATGCGCAGAGTGACCCAATCGGACGGCTCCATGAGCTCGACCTGCCCGGAGTCCAGCACGGACTTCCACAGCTGAACAGCGCGCGGCGACCAATCCGGATCGGCTCGACCCGGCCGGAAGGCCTTCGAGCCGCCCTTAACGTGCCTCGTGTTGGCTCTCTTGGCCCCGGCACGAGACTGAGTGGTCCGGTGACCGTGCTGCGGTGACTGACGCTCGGCCATGACTCCCATCTCCTCGTTGAAGTGAACTATCCCAGACTCAATACTACCTCGAAAGAGCTACCGGTAGCCCGGATGGCGCGGAGGCTCGCGGAAAACCCGCCGTTTGGGCTTCCTGCGGCCCTTGCGCCGCCAAGAATCGGCCGCCTGGCCCTGGGTACGCCGCATGTGGCAATGGCGGCACAGAAGCCGCAGATTCTCAGGCCTGTGGTCCGTCGACGAGTAGATGTGGTCGACGTCAGTGCCCGGGGCGCCGCAGAGAACGCAACGTCCGCCGTCCCGCGCGATCACGAGACGGCGGATACGCTGCCAGTCCGGCGGGAGAGCTCCTCCGAGCCTCGAGGAGCGGGCACCCCAGCTCATACGTACTGATCTGAGCCGAACGGTCTACCTTCCGCGGCCAGCCGCTTCCGCGCGGCCGCCGCCCTACGAGAGGGCCACTGGGTTTGCTTCTTCCGCGGACCCTCCCGGCGGATCAGATAAATCCTCCTGACACCGTCCGGGGTAACGGTCCAGATATTGAACATAGCCCCGTTAGCCGACAGCCGCCGCTCGGCCACCACGCGAGCCAGCCCTTGGCGTCGAAGCTCGGCGAGTGCGGAATAGACGGACTTCGGGGACAGACTGCAGGAACCTCTCAGCTCCTCGGCGGACATCCCATTCTGGCCGGCCTCGAAGAGCGCCAGAAGGACGGCCCGCTGCGCCTCGGTGAGGCCTTGGATGCGATCCCAGCGGCTCATCGGGCCACCGCCCTGCGAGAGGGTGCGTACGCCGGAGCCGGGACGGGCCGTTGGGCCGGGACAAAGCCGTAGGGGACGGGCTGAGCCGGCCGCTGGGCCGGGACGAAGCCGTACGGCCTCGAGACGGGGCGCGGGGCCGGCCGCCGGGGCAAAGGCCGCTGAACGGGGAAGCGCTGAGCCTGAACCTGCTGGCGCTTCTGCTCCTGCAGCGCCCAACGGATCAGCCTGTAGAGGCCGTAGCAGGGAGCCACGAGGAGGGCAAGGCTGGCCACCGTGAGGGCAACGCCCGGGTAGATGATGAACCACTTCATCGAAGTGTCGACGATGCCCGTTGAGGGGCGCTGGCGACTACGAGGGAGCCAGTGCTTGGGACCCACACGGCCGGAGTAGTAGAAGGGGCCGGGGAGCGGGACGTGGTAGCGGAGCGCCATTTCGATCTGACCTTTCACGTCGGATGGGTTGGTATGCCGTTGACGGCCTCAAGCATACCCGGCGCCGGCGGCCAGTGCAAGCCGGCCGGGGCTAGAACGGACGTGTGAGATGTGGCACAGGGGGACTAGACACTGTCAGTAGGTAGACAGTCTGACTACTGGAAGTGCACGCAAGGGCGTTACCAAGATCGGAAGAGCGGTTCAG